AGTATCTAAGCCATTTCTAGGGTAACATAATGTATATTATACGAAGTCGGGACCCAGTATCGTGCATAAAGGATGCATACCCCATCCACGGTCTGAGCTGGGTCGAAAAATCGGACCCCCCCCTCGAAAACAGACGGGGGCGGGACGTGGACGTGGTCCTTACGCACCAAATCGCATTATCCGTATATTCTGAAAAATTCTAAATCTTGGAGAGCCGTATATGAGTTCTAATGGAGTAGTACCTAATTCAGAGCATACCGAGGTGCTCGAGCATTTACGTGGCCGTCGAAAGTTTCACATGGTTGGCAGTCCAATGCGGGTCATTATGGATCGGGCGATTGCATCAATTGATTCTCTGTTAAGCGAGCGGTGTTTCTGCGAAGATACAGAGGTGATTTTTGATACTGAGCTGGGGCTGTCTTCTTTTGACGCTGTAGGGGTCCAGGCGTGGTTATCTGATCAAGGCGTAAAGCTGACTCCCAAGCAGAAACGCACCTTAAATCTCGAGGAGTAATGCGGACAGGGGTTGCGGACACCTTTGCGGACACCCTGTCCTAGCCGACAGTCCAGTGTTTTTGCGGTATTCTAGCGTTTGTCTTGACAGGTTGCGGACACCTTTGCGGACAGGGGTTCCGGACAATAGTAAGAATACTAGTTAAAAAAAGAATTATATCTAAACAAAGCGAGGTTTCGTTCCATGAAGTGGTTGGGTGCTGGTCTGGTTGTGTGTTCGTTAGTGGTGTTGGTTTGTGGTTCAGCCCGGAGGAGTCCCACACGGCGTCCCCCACACAGACCACGTTGGTGGGATTAAGATGTATTTGACGGTTCTGGGTTGAGTGGTACACCTTTAAGGACCTTTTGCTTAGGAGTAGATATGCCCAACGTTGGTGGAAGAGAGTATCCGTACACGCCAGCCGGGATGGCGGCAGCGAAACAAGCTCGAGCTAAGCTTGGTGCCCAGGTGACTGATGCGGAGCGACGGCGATCAGCTAAACGGAAAAAATTACGAGATAGGTTGGGCATGAAGTTACGGCCCACTTCAGCGAGTCGTACTCAGTTTGGCGATTTTAGCGTTTAATGAAGCTGACGACTGCAAAACGCAATCGTATGCGTTCAAGCTCGTTTGCGTTGCCAGAGCAGAGAGCGTATCCGATCAACGATAAAGCTCACGCTCGGAACGCATTGGCCCGGCTACACAACGCGACACCAGCTGAGCAGAAAAGGATTAAGGCTGCGATCGACAAACGATACCCTGGGCTACGCAAGAAATAATGCCACACAGACCGTTCCATCGAGGGTTCGATTCTACTATTCCGTTACCAGACGACTACCGCCGTCGTTTACTGGCTATGCAGAATGGTGAGGATCAACAGACGCCACTCCAGACGCCTGGCTCACTTCTTTCTCAGGCACCCACCCCACCACCAGCTCGTCCAGTACGCGGATATCCGGAGCCACCACCGCCGACAGGGTTTGGACAGCCACCGATGTCGATATGGGAAGGAATGGATATTGCGGGCAAGCACACGTTAGGCAACGTGATGCAAGCAAACTTGACCGACCCACGGTTGCAACCAGAGCAATATCAGCAAGTTGCAGACAACACTTTGAATGTTACTGGCGATATTTCACCTGGCATTGGTGAAGTTCGAGCGTTTCAGCGAATACCTGGGTTAATGGATGAAGGCAAAGTGGGTAGTGCAATCTTTGAAGGCACTACGGGTCTGCTCGGGTTGGTGCCGTATGTTGGTGGTGTGTTACAAGCTGGTGCGCGAGGCGGTAGGACTGCGCTGCGTAACTTGATGATTTCTCGAGCTGAGAGCGCGCTCGACCAATTACCAAAACGTACTAGAACGGAAACCGCTGCCCATCGTCGGCTAGAGCGTCATACAGCTTCGCCTGAAGCCGAAACTAGACGCGATCGTGCGATTGCTCGAGGGCAGACACCCGAAGAAGCTGAACTGCTGGCAAACTCGGCATCAGATGTTCGTGCTAACGTGCAACGTTTTTATTCGTTGTTGCCTACACCTAGAGCGTTTGCAGAAGCGGCTATTCGAGGCTCTGCTGCCCGTGGCTGGTATAAAGGCAGTGGACAAACGATACGACAGTTGTTTGGTGAGGTAGACGCTCCACGCGCTACAGCGTTAATCGCAGCTCAAAGCCCGAACAAATCTGTTGAGGAAAACTTGCGGTATTCGTTAGCGACATGGCGCAATTGGGTTAATGCGGGCCGTCCCACAGATCCAGATGTGATTCGTCGATTGTCGCCCAGGGAAACCGTTGAATACATCGACAAAGGCAAACGCAAAACGAAACAAGTACCGACCGCTGACGCGATTATCCAGAGTCCACTCCAAGCCGATTACGAAAACACGATCCGGGCGCTGATCGCTACCGACGAAGTGTTAGCGAAAGGCGATCCACACCTACTTAGTGGCCCCAAGGTCGGTCCATTTTATGCGAACTTGCTAGGAGCTGTGTTGCCCGTAACAAACGACACGCACATGGCTCGAGGCTATGGAACTAAACCTAGCGGTGTGGGCAGTGTGGCCCGGACACTGGCGCAAAACGCGATGATCGGGAACGCTGCTATTGAGTTTGAGCGAATTACAGGTGTGCCCGTAGATCGACGCGAAATCCAAGAAATGGCTTGGGCGTACATTCGTGGGCTGACAAACGCTGCGGGCAAAGACGGTAAAGCGCTTGATGTTTTAGAGCTGTCGCTCGTAGATCCCGATTTTAGAGTGCACAAGGCTCGACCCATTCAAGGTGGAAGATCAGTTGAACGTGGAGCACATTTAACACTGCACGATGAGATTGCGGATGCGGTGCCGATGGGTGAACTGTTAGCGCAACCACAATACGCGGATGTAATTGCTGAAATTGGGCTACCTACCCCGATCGCACACCCGCCAACGGGCGTACAAGATCTTTCACCGTTTGCTGCTAATCCCAATGCTTTGCGGGATATCGCAGAACGTATTGACTTGGTTAAAGCTGGTAATCCGTTGTATAGCCTTGCGCCATTCTTGGCGGGTGGCGTAGCGGCTCAATACATGATGCCTAGACAAGAACAAGGCCCGTTTCCTGACGGTTATCGATAAAACATATGCCCCATAACCCTTGGCACCCAGCAGGGCTGTTAGGCCCAGATCCTCTTCCGAGTAGACGCAACAGAGACTACGCTCAATTACAAGGAATCTTGATGGCCCAGCCCGACGCAACGCGGGTCGGTCCAGAGTTTCCCGTAGCTACGCACCGAAGGGGCGTCGATGGTGTGACGCGCCCAATCCGGTTACCCGAACGTGTCCCGGGTGAGGCGGCGATCGGCCCAGCTCCTGGTTTGTTGTCGCGGATCGGCGCTCAAGTACAAGCGATGCCTCGCCGGATGACTGAGTTTGGTGAAGGCGTCAAACACGGCCAAGGTCGATGGGCAATGCACGCAGCAGAGAATCTTCTACCAAATGAGCAATTTAGTCCATACGAACTCGCGGTTGTGGATTCGATGGCTGCAGCAGGGACACCAGACACTCCAGCCGGCAAGGTAGGACGGTTTGGTGGAGAGATGGCGGGTGAGTTTACGTTGGCGGGGGATGCTCAAGCGCTACAACGTGTGCCTGGATTGCTAGAAGAGGGCGAGTATGGTCAAGCGACTCTTGAGGGGTTAAGTGCTATTCCAGTAGCTGGTGCGTTAGTTGGGCCGTTAGCTGCTATGGGCCGCTTGAACCGCGTGGGGTTAGACGCGATGAGCACATCGCGTTTAACAGAGGCAATCAAAAACGCGCCTCAAGATCGTGCGTCGGGATCGCAATGGGCTGGGATGATACGGAAAACACCTGGAGGTGTGCCGTCAGGTGAGATGGAATGGACGGGTATTACGGGGTTGTTAGGCGATAACCCGGATCGAGTGTTTACTCGAGACGAGTTGCTGCAAATAATGGACGAGCGAGGAGTCAAGCTCAGAGAATCATGGTATGGACGCTCGGGCGCTTCAGATGGAGTTGATCTTTATAAAGAAAGAGAACTTGCTCAAATGGATCTTGACGAAGCGAGAGAATTAACTCTAGAGGCGCAAGAAGAGTTTGGCTTAGAAAGTCGTGAGTATGCCGAAGCTGCACTACATGAAGGTGAAGTTCGAGCAGCACTTGGAGTGATACGACAAAAAATTCATGCGAATCAAGACAGTCCCCGCGCACTTTATAGCAATTGGCGCATAGAGCGTAGCGACTACAACAAACCAACAAGGACTGTGTTTGGTCAAAGACCCCCCGAAAACTATCGGGAAGTTACCCTTCAGTTGGAAAGCCCAGGACAGAGTGCTCAAGCTGCTTCAAGGTTAGAGCAAGAGGATTTTTTGGCAAACGCTCTTCGCCGACATTGGGACATCAATGGTTATCCTGACAGAACTGAGATACAGGCTCACTGGGCTGAAGGAACAAGTTGGGACGATGTCGCTCGTTCTGCGCTTGCAGATCCCGCTTATCGTGAAGAAGCTTTTGACGCTTTAACAGATGCAGACCTGGAAAGATGGGATGAGCTGACTGATCGATCAGAGGGCTGGACACCTAGTGCTGAAGAAACGGCCAGAGGTGAGTATCAAAGTGTTCATTGGCCCGCTGACAAAAACGTGCTTGTGCATATGCGGATGTCAGATATTGAATACACAAATCCCGAAACAGGCAAACAAGAAAAAGTTTTGTTTCTCGAAGAGATCCAAAGCGATTGGCACCAAACAGGTCGCAAGAAAGGTTACCAAGAGCCTCGGACCCCAGACCCAGAAGAGGTCCAGAGAGCACAACAAAATTTAACTGACCTTTGGGATGAGAGATCCCTCGTCCAAGAGCGAATTGAAAAAGAAGTAATACCAGATCTTCTGTCAGATGCAGTAGACACAGCCACAATGGCTGACGGCTCTATAATTCGTAGGCAACCAGATGGAACGTGGGTAGTAACGTATGCCGCTACTGATGAAATGTCTGGTTACGTCTACGAGAGCGGTAGTGATCTTTACAGAGATATGATTGAAAACGCGCAAGACTTGATTGAAAATGTTGATGAGGAGGCGGCATCTTTCTTGGGTGAGGGCGCAGTAACGTGGTCGCACTCAAATGACGCTAACGCAATAGTTTTTGAAACAAATGCCTATGGGGTAAATGAGGATATGTTTACCCGGTTTCCGTATCGTCAAGGTCAAAGTCCAATGCTACCGCCTTCCAGCTGGACATTACCTCTCGGGGGTGCGCTTCGAAATAATCCGCTGATGGTCCGTTTGGCACAATTAAAACAAGGGGCTCGTAGCGGACAAGAATCTCTTCGTCGGGCCGAAGCAACCGTGAGTAATCCTGAACTTCCACCTCAAGGTCCATACGAAACAACTGGTGAGTGGACTGAACTTGCGTTGAGGCGAGCAATTCAAGAAGCAGTTGACGGTGGTTACGATCGCATAGCGTGGGCGCATGGGCGTCAAGCAGGTGAAGCTATGGGCGTTCGGGATTATGTAGATCAACTGCAATACGATACAAAAACAAATCGTCTGTACGGAACAGAAGCTGGCGAAGCTTTAGGTCTAAAAGTAGATGAGTTTGAAATTGATGGGATTGAAGTTTCGCCAGAAGATTTACCGTCAATCGTTGGGCAAGGAGTTGCGGAGCGGTTGTTGGATGCAGACCAAACTGGAGGAGTGAAGTGGCACATTGAAGATTTAGGTCACACAATTGATGGAGAACCGCATATTGTAGTCACAGGCCAACGTCCAGGCCAAGTTGATTCACGCAGTGTGCAAGATTGGACTCTTATGCGCGGTGGCGAGTACATTGGGACCAAAGAATTTACTAGCATGGCTGATGCTGAAGAATGGATAGAACAGCAGAAAGGTATGCGGTTCTTGAATGAAGGTGGTTTGCGCGTTGGTGGCGAAGGGATGATAGGGTATTATGGCAAAATCGTCCCAAGAATAGCTCAAAAATACGGCAGACAACTAGAGGGTATTGAAATTGAGAATGTTGATTTAGGGGTAGTGCCAACGACTAAAGGTCAGTGGTATATACGAGATACAGAAAGTGGCGGGGACGCATGGGGTCAACGTTTTGACACTCGAGCCGATGCAGATATTGCGTTAGACGATACCGCAATAGGACGAACGGGCCTTGGCGAAGACTTATCTGCGTTTGAGAAGTTGGAAGTTGCAAATTACGTTGGAGATAACGCAGTTTATGAACATACTCCTGGCTCTAGGACATCTGGGTTAATGAATTTGTCTTTTGCTATTACGCCTGAAATGCGAAGAATAGTGGGCCAAGGCGACCAGAGGTTGTGGGGAGCAGGGGCGTTAGGGTTGTTAGGTGCTAACGCAGCAGCTCAAAGACAGAACGATGAGCAGAACCAAGGCAACGGACTTTTGACACCGTCTAGACGCTAGTGGATTACGCCGAACAGCTAATTCTTATGCGGGAAGACCCAGTGCTTTTTGTTGAAGGCATTTTGGGAGCTGAGCCGGACAAATGGCAAGCCGAAGTAATGACAGCGGTTGCTGCTGGATCTCGAGGAGTCAGTATCCGTTCAGGACACGGCGTTGGAAAAACAAGTTGCTTGTCCTGGCTGGCACTTTGGTGGATTGCTACGCATTATCATGCTAAGGTGGTGGTTACAGCACCAACGTCAGCCCAGCTTCAAGACGCTCTTCTGCCAGAGACGAAAGCGTGGCTAAAACAAGCACCTCGAGAATATCGAGAGATGTTTAACGTGAAAGCCGACCGAATCGAATTGGCAGCGGATCCGGAACGCAATTTTATATCTGCAAAAACGTCCCGGGCAGAGCAGCCCGATGCACTCCAGGGCGTACACGCAGACCATGTATTGTTGATTTGTGATGAGGCGAGCGGTGTACCCGAACAAGTGTACGAAGCTGCGGGTGGATCGATGTCCGCTCACCACGCGACAATGGTGTTAGCTGGAAACCCTGTTCGCTCAAGCGGCTACTTTTACGACACGTTTCACAAAATGTCAGACCGCTGGGATACGTTTCATGTGTCATGTGAAGACACAAAAAGAGTATCTCAAGAGTATATCGAAGAATGCCAGGTTCGGTACGGCGAAGAGAGTAACGTTTACCGTGTTCGGGTTCTCGGAGAGTTTCCCAGAGGCGATGATGATACGGTTATCCCCCAAGAGCTAATAACAGAAGCAATCAATCGAGATGTTGAGCCAACACAGTTTGGTTCAGTTGTGTGGGGTGTTGACGTAGCGCGGTTCGGCTCAGATGCGTCAGCACTTTGTAAACGCAAAGGCAACGCTATTACGGAACCTGTCAGGCTCTGGCGCAACCTGGACACTATGCAATTAACGGGGGCAATTAAGGCAGAATACGATTCCACCGAAGAGCGCCCAACAGAAATTTTTGTTGATGTGATCGGGTTAGGAGCTGGAGTCGTTGATCGATTGCGCGAATTAGGCTTACCAGCTTTTGGAATCAATGTCTCTGAGTCGCCAGCAATGGGAACGCAGTACATGAACTTGAGATCAGAACTCTGGTACAAGGCCAAAGCGTGGCTTGAGGGCAGAGATGTTCGTTTGCCTCGAGACGCAACACTAAAGACAGAACTCGCTACAGTGCGTTACAATTATACGTCGAGCGGTCGGGTTAAGATCGAAAGCAAGGCCGAACTAAAAAAACGCGGGGTTGCAAGCCCGGATTCGGCTGACGCTTTTGTTTTAACGTTCGCATCGGATGCGGGCACTGCGATCGGTGGCCGTAGCTATCGGCGTCAGGGTGAATTGAAAAGAAATCTGGCTGGAATTGTTTAAAATACGCTCGAGGGGCTGATGCTGTGAAGCTGCTTGGTGAACGGCTCAGCTTAAATAACCTATGGATTGACGGCTCTGCGCTGTGGTGCCCTCGAGTTTTTACCTTTGACACTAGAGAACTTTGCTATCTACTTTCTTGGTAGCAGAGCTAAGGCGTAATAACTTTGGCAACATACATCGACGAAGCTGAGACTGAAGCTGGCGTTGGCATGACCGACGCAGAAATGCAAAGTACAGTGCGTTCGTATATTGAGGACGCAATTCAGTACATTGACGATGAGATTTCACCGCAACGCGCTGAAAGCTTGCGTTATTACCGTGGGCAACCGTTCGGTGATGAGGTTGTCGGTCGGTCCCAGGTAGTTTCTAGAGATGTACGCGATGCTGTCATGGCGGTGCTCCCGTCGATGATGCGCGTATTCTTTGGCAGCTCAAAAGCTGTAGAGTTTGTTCCGCGTACTGCCGAAGACGTAGGTATGGCAGAGCAAGCCACAGATTATGTGAATCACATTGTGCAACAAGACAACAACGGTGTAGAAATTTTCTACAGCGTGTTTAAAGATGCACTAATGAACAAAGGCGGCTTCGTTAAATGGAGCTGGGATGACTCGCTCGAGGTGCATACCCACACATTTGAGGGCCTGGATGAAGGGACGCTAGGACTGCTGTTGCAAGAAGAAGGCGTAGAGGCTGTATCTGTCAGTGGTACACCCGTAGAGGGTATTACGCCCGAACAAGTAGCAGAACTTCAAGCGCAAGGGATGCCAGTCCCACAATTGTACGACGCAGAAATCAAACGCTCGAGTAGGCGCGATCGTGTAAAAATCGAAACGATGCCGCCAGAAGAGTTTTTTGTCGATGGCGCAGCAACGAGCCTTGATGATGCTATGGTCGTCGGACATCGGACAATGGCAACCGTCAGCTCTTTGGTGGCGCTAGGCTACGATCTTGATTTGCTCGAAGATCATTTAAGCGACCAGGTTGGTTTTATTGATAGTGAGCTGTACGTCACTCGTACATCTTACGAAGAAAACCAGACGCCATTATCAGATTATGAACGGCGACGGGTGCTTTATTGTGAAGCGTGGTGTTACATCGATTACGATGGGGACGGGCTTGCTGAGTTACGGCGTGTCTGTACGATCGGTGACAATTATGAAGTCGTAAACAACGAACCAGCTGACATGATACCGTTCGCTGTGTTTAACGCAGATCCAGAACCTCATATGTTTTTCGGATCGGATTTAGCGGATCTTACGAAAGACATCCAGCGGATAAAGTCTGCAACCATTCGCGGTATGCTCGATTCGCTATCGTTTGCGTTGTATCCCCGGACGACCGTCGTTGAGGGTATGGTTGACCTTGATGACGTTATGAACCCAGAGGTTGGTTCAATCATCAGAACGCGACAGCCTGGAATGATTCAGCAGATGAACGTACCATTTTTAGGCAAAGAAGCGTTTCCGATGGTTGCGTATCTTGATCAAATGAAAGAAGCTCGTACTGGTCAAACGGCTGCGTCACAAGGCTTAGATCCGGATGTGTTGCAAAGCACAACTCGAGCTGCGGTACAAGCTACAGTTAAGGGAGCTGAGCAACATTTAGAGCTAATGGCTCGAATGTTTGCTGATGGCTTCAAACGTATGATGAAAGGTGTGTTGCATCTGGTCATTACACACCAAGACCGAGAGCGCGTGGTGCGTCTGCGCGACACCTGGGTGCCCATTGATCCGCGTGTGTGGGATTCCAACATGGATTGCTCAGTGAACGTAGGACTTGGGTCCGGCCTAACAGATGAAAAGCTGATGGTGTTGAACTCGGTCGCCACACAACAAAAAGAAATTTTGCAGACGATGGGACCAAGCAACGTGCTGGTTGGGTTAGGCCAGTTGCGAAACACGTTAGCAAAAATGCTCGAGATTAGTGGGTTCAAGGATCCAAACCAGTTTTTTAAGCCTGTACCGTTGGATTACGAACCGCCACCGCCCCCGCCACCAGGGCCGACGCCAGAACAGCAGTTAATGGAAGTACAAATGGCTGATATCCAAGCGCGTCAACAGATTGAACAGCAAAAACTTCAACTAGCAGCTATGAAACAACAGCAGCTCGATGAACGTGAAAGTGCTCGGATCGCTGGGGATTTATCAATTCGGGAATTCCAGGCCGAACAAAAGTTTCAAGATGATGTTGAATTGGAAGTTGTTAAAGCCAGCTTGAAAGAAGGCTTATGACTCTAACGTTAGAGCAAAAAGCTCGACGGGCTAAGGAGATTCTTGAAGATGAAGTAATGCAGGAAGCGATTGAAGCGACAAAGCAGCAATATGTCGCTGAGTGGGCATTAACGGATTTTGAAGACTCGCAAACGCGAGAATTAAAATTTCTACAACATCGTCTACTTGACGATGTCTTTAGGAAACTGAGAAGTTTCGTAGACGATTGGACGATTACACAAAATCGACAATCAAACGCAAGGGATTTGTAAACATGAGCGAAGCAGTTGCGACAGAAACGCCTGACCGCAGCATACCGCGTACAATGGACGAGATAGGTGCCAGGCTCGGCCAAGTGCTTACCGGATCAAATGAGCAACCGCAAGAGGATTCTGATACAGAGCAACCCTCGAGCGATTCAATTGACGCAGAGCAGCAGGATGCCGCATTAGCCGATGATGCGGTGGTAGATGAGTTAGACGCTGATGAACCAGAAGAAGAACAATTCCAAGACGATAACGATGGCGATTTATACACGGTCAAGGTAGACGGTGTAGAAGACCAAGTATCGTTAAACGAACTCATCAATGGATACCAGCGGACGGCGACATTTACGAACCGTCAGAAGAAGTTGAGCGAAGAGCGGCAAGCGCTAGAATCAGAAAGAGCGCAATTACCAGCTCAAAAAGCTGAACTTCAGCAGACACTACAGCAGTACCAACAGGTGCTGCATTCGCTTCGTACACAGATGGAGGCAGCAAACGCGCCAGCAAGTGTTGATTGGGGTGTTCTCGAGAGAGAAGACCCGGTGCAATGGCTCAAGTTAAAAGAGCTAGAGCGTCAACGGGCTGGTGAGATTCAAGCTGTTGTTGCTGAACAGCAGAGAATGCATGAGCTGATGGAAACTGAAAGAGTTGAAAATCTGCAAAAGCATTTAGCTGTTGAGCGCACCAAAATGGTCGAAGTGATACCTGAATGGGCTGACAGTGAAGTTCAGGCCAGTGATCAGCGGAAACTTATGGAGTATGGTAGAGATGTTGGGTTTTCAGAAACGGAACTCAACGAGTTGTACGACCATAGGGCGGTACGAGTGTTGCGAGACGCAATGCGCTATCGTGAGTTGACGCAAGGCAAGAAAATTACTGCAGCAAAATCTAAAATCGGTAGCGTTAACGCGGGGAATCGAGAGACTTCTCGCCGGACACGCTCGCGTCAACGTAAAGCTGCTCGCGCAAAGCTGAAACAAACCGGAAAGGTTGATGATGCTGCTGCGTTACTGGGGCAAATGTTGACGAACTAACCAAAGGTCTATCATGGCAGTTGTATCAAACACTTTTCTCACCTACGATGCCAAAGGGTTGCGTGAGGATCTATCAGACTTGATCGCTGATATTTCCCCGACGCAGACGCCGTTTCAAAGCAATATCGGCACCCGGGACGCATCAGCAGTTTATTTTGAATGGCAAACAGACTCACTTTCTGCGGCGACCGCTGCAGGAGTGGTCGAAGGCCAAGATCTCAGCAGCTATACTGCGGTAACCCCGACAGCTCGTATGGGGAACTATTGCCAGATCAATATGCGCGATTTCATCATCTCGGGCACTGAGCAAGCAGTAGATAAAGCTGGTCGGGCATCCGAAGTTGGATACCAGGCAGCAAAAGCTGCAAAAGAACTAAAGCGGAACGTCGAAAAGGCGTGTCTACAGAACGCTGGTGCTGTCGCTGGTGCGACCGCAACCGCTCGAGTCACCGCTGGGTTCCCTGGTTGGATTAAAACCAACGAAACTTCCACGAACGTAACCAAGCCGTCGTACACGGGTTCAACCCCGACAGGCGCAACCCAAGTGTGGAAGTCGTTTGGTACACCAACCGCGTTTACCGAAGCTATGCTCAAAACCACGATGCAAGAGTGTTTTGTCAGTGGTGGAGAGCCGACGATGCTTATGGTTTCTCCGTTCAACAAGACACAAGTAAGTGGCTTTAGCGGCATTGCTTCTAGCCGTTACAATGTGGACGGTGCCGAGCCTTCGGTGATTATCGGAGCAGCAGACATTTATGTTTCTGACTTCGGTAATCTGTCAGTTGTTCCGAACCGCTTCTTTACGACGGTAGAGGACGAGGGATCCGGTTCACTGCACAACGACTGGGCGCTACTCATCGATCCAGATGAGGTTAAACTCGCTACTCTTCGTCCGTATGCTATCGAGGCGTTGGCCCGTAGTGGTGACGCTGATAAGCGTATGGCGTTGGTCGAGTGGGGGCTTCAGGTTAGCAACGAAGCAGCCCACGGTGTTATTGCTGGCATTACTGCGGCCTAACACAGTACCTGGACGGGTGGGGGCTGGTAACAGCCCCTGCCCCGATAGGGTCTAGCTAATGACTAAACGAATCCTCGATTACGATCCGGTAACCGGAACAACGCAGTGGTTTCATTATGATTCTGCTGCTGATCGGTATGCGCTTGAGACAACGCAGGATGTCACAAAAATTGTTGAAAGAAACAAAGCGCTGTTTAGGCAAGTAGACGAACGAGCAAACTGGAAAGGCGACCAACATCACGTTGCGTCGATTCCAATGAGCGTCTATCACGAACTAGCTAAAATCTCGAATAATTTCAAAGATCAACGGGTAGTGCGTCGGTTTTTGAATAACCCAGACAATCGAGTCTTTAGAACTCGGCCAGGTGAGGTGTAATGGCGATTACAACTTACGCCCAGCTGAAAACTGCTACGGCAAATTGGTTAGATCGAACCGACCTTACCGATCGGATCCCAGAGTTTATTGAGCTGGCTGAGGCAAATTTCAATCGTGTGATTCGTCAGCCCGACATGATCACGAAAAACGATTCGTATTCGATTGCTGGTCAGTACACTACGTTACCGACTGACACGCTCGAGATTATCAGAATTGTTGTAGACGCGGATCCGGTCATTACTTTGGAGTATCTAACACCCGAAGAATTATCTGAGCGTCGAGCGACATTGTCAGGCACCGGGAAGCCGTATTTTTTTACGATTATTGGTGGCTCGAGTAACCAGCTCGAAGTTTTACGATCGCCAGACCAGACGTACACATCATCGATTGTTTATTACACAAGAATTGCTGCACTGGTTAACGATTCTGATACGAATTGGTTGTTAACCGACCACCCAGACATCTATCTGTTTGGCACATTGGTAGAAGCAGAGCCGTACTTGAAAAACGATGAAAGGGTTGCGCTCTGGAGTACCAGACTAAACACCGCACTAAGCGCTTTGCGTCTTCAAGGGGAACGCGAGTTGTACAGTGGTGCATCCCTTCAAATGAGAGCGAGAGTGCTAGGGTAAAAGACTATGGCTGACACAACCACAACCAATTTAGGCTTAACCAAGCCAGAAGTAGGTGGCTCATCAAACACCTGGGGCACCAAGCTAAACAGCGATTTGGATTACATCGACGCAATGTTTTCTAAGTCGTCTACGTCAGTCACGTTTCATGTAAATAACCAGAACATCGCATCAAGTAGCTATAAGCTTGACCAGATCAAGATGGGCGACGACCGCCAGCTCCAGTTTGGTGCTGCACCCGACTATTGGCTGATCTACGACAGTAGCAACACGCAGTTTGAGCTAAACTCTACAAATGTAGATGGAAGCGGAACTGACGGTGTTGTGTTTAGCGTTAGTGACGGGACAGATGACGTAGCTTTTACGGGTAAGATTAGCACGGCCCAGGTAGACATTCTTGCTGAAGGCGATTTAAGGCTCCAGGATGCGTCAGGAGGCCAATATGTTGGCTTCGACGCTCCAGCTACGGTCAGTGGCTCCTACACGCTTACGTTGCCAGCAGCGGTCGGCTCGTCAGGCCAGATCCTACGGACTTCGGATTCTTCTGGAACGCTAGAATGGGTTACGGACCAGGAAGGCGATCTCAAGTCTGTAGCAGATGCTACAAACGGTGGACTAACCGTTACGAACGGTACGGGTCCAGACGTAACGCTGGCGTTGAACTTCAACGATTTGTCTGCTGCTGCCGTAAGTGTAGCCAACGACTCGATTGCAATTATTGATGCTTCCGACTCAAATGGTACACGCAAAGAATCTATAGCAGACTTGGCAACAGGCATGGGTGGTACGGGCCTAACGGGTTCCTCGGGTACGCTTAATGTCGATGCTTCGCAGACACAGATTACGGCGGTTGGTACGCTTGCAACGGGCACTTGGTCTGCAACGACGATTGCAGTAAACAAAGGTGGCACAGGGCTAACTAGCTATGCCGCAGGGGACGTTCTGTACGCTTCTGGCTCAACAACACTAGCCAAGCTCGCCAAGGGGACAGACGGCCAGGTATTAACTCTAGCCTCGGGTGTTCCTTCGTGGGCTACTCCGACCACGGGTGATATTACAAGCGTTGTCGCGGGTACTGGACTGTCAGGTGGTGGTACTGCGGGCGATGTAACGCTTAACGTCGAAGCGTCACAAACGCAGATAACTTCGGTTGGTGCCTTAAACGCTGGCTCGATTACGTCTGGCTTTGGGGCCATCGACGTAGGTAGCTCGAACATAGACGGTGGCACGATTACGGCTGATACAGGGCTAACTGTTGGCACAGACTTTCTGACCGTTGCCGATGGAGTTACCACCATTGGTGGAACTGACACATCAAAACTGCAATTTCACAACGCAGCAGGAACGCTAAGGTCGTTTCTTACGCTTAACGGCACATCCCTAGAAATCGACACCGACAGTGCCTTAATCTTTAGCCCTAACAACTCTGAAAGAGCTAGAATAGATGACAGTGGCCGACTTGGATTAGGCACAGCATCACCACATAGCTACTACTCTGGTTCAAACAAATTCGTAATTGCGAATACGGGTGGTAGCACTGGGATGACCTTTGCTACAAGCAATACAGGTCAAGCCCGAATAGACTTTGCTGAAGGTACGTCTGGTGCAGAACAGTATCGCGGAACTATTTCCTATAATCACGCTGCGACAGAATCCGAAGGCTATTTAAGGTTTGTGGCTGGTGGAGCTGAAGCGTTAAGGCTAGGAAGCAATTATGTCTTAATGGGAAATCTTCCAACGTCCGACCCTGGTGTAGCGACCGCCTTGTACAACGATTCTGGAACTCTAAAAATAAGTGCTGGCTAAGATGACACTTACATGGACAATAGACAGCATGACCGTAGATAAGCTTCAGGACGGTCTAACGGATGTAGTCACCTTCGTGCAGTGGCGTTTAGTTGGCGAAGACGGAACGTATGTAGACTCTGCTGGAGAAACGGTTCCTAATACAACCAGCGTTTACGGCTCATTGCGTGTAGGCCAGCCTAGCTCGGACAGCTTTACGCCGTATGCGGACTTGCCAAAAAGTGCCGTGCTAACATGGGTTCAGACAAAGTTTGATTCAGAAATGGTGTCGTCAAAGAATCCAGACGATCCAGAAGAAATGATATCAAAAACCGAACTCTACGAGAGGCTGGTGGAAACCGAATTAGAAGAAAACGCTCACCCGACAAGCGACACTCCAGAACTTCCGTGGGAGTCCGAGGATGACGGGGCTTGAGGAGATGCTTTCGTACTTTCCCGCTTTGTTAGCAGCAGGAGCAGCTTACGGCGGGGTACGAGCGGGACTCAACGGAGCCAGGCAGTCGATTACGCAAATAGAACGAATCGTAACTAGGCTTGATGAAAAAGTGGACAATCATGGCGAAAGGATTTCGAGGCTCGAGGTCGAAACAGCGCACATCAAAGAAACCCAAGTCAAACCGTAAACGAGGTAGTATGGCTAAGAACGAAACATCGGGGTCAACCAATGGTGCAATTCTTATGGACGAGCGGTTAGCTCTGACTCCGGAACAAGCGTTTAGTCTAAGAACGTTGTATCAAGCAAAAAAAGAGCGAGTTGAAGCATTACAAGATATCGATGGCCGGATCCAGCTCGCATATCAAATGCTTGGAATAGAAAACCGTGAAATGACGGCGGGCGACCTTGGTGACGAGGATCCCTACCTCATGCTGAAAGCACTACCCGCAAAATAATGAGCCTTCATGTCGCAGCTTTATCCTTTACAGTTTGAACCCGGACTTTGGAAGAACGGGACAGTATACCAAGCTCAAGGTCGCTGGTACGATGCTGATCTTATGCGCTGGAGCAATGGTGCATTAGGTCCGATTGGCGGTTGGCGTGGTTGGGGAGAGAGCACGACGGCGGTTACGGGAGTGCCCCGGACGGCTATCACCTGGATGGACAATTCCAACAATCGATGGATCGGGGTTGGCTCAGCTAGCAAACTGTATGTGTACGATTCGGGTGCCAGCATATATGACATTACACCTACGGGGTTTACTGCTGGTGAAACGGATGCTGATCCTAACACAGGGTACGGCGATTGGCTGTACGGCAAATCAAGCTATGGGACACCTCGACCGGATTTAGGTATTCCGTCGCCAGCTACAATTTGGTCGTTCGCGATGTGGGGCGAAGACCTAACAGGGTGTACTCCTGACGACGGCAAACTGTATTTGTGGGACACTAGTGTCGGGACGGGCACGAAAGCTGCCCAGGTAGCAAACTCGCCTGAGTACATTACTGCTACAATTGTTACACCCCAACGCATACAAATGTGTTTTGGTGGTGTTGCTAACGGTGGGTCTTCTGCTAATCGCGATCGTCGAAAAATCTTTTGGTCTGATTCCGAAGACAACACAGATTGGACCGCGACAGCTACAAACCAAGCTGGAGATGCAATAATTGAGTCTACTGGCGATTTGCTTGGTGCAGTTTTGGTGCGTGGGCAAATACTAATCTTTACAACGGCTGACGCTCACACAGCTACTTATGTGGGTTTACCGTATGTCTATCAGTTTGATAACGTAGGCGACGACTGTGGCCCTGTGTCGATCAACGCTGTGGCTGTAGCCAACAACACTGCCTACTGGATGGGTCGTAACGCCAACGGTTTTTTCGCTTACGATGGTTATACCCGCTCAATACCATGTGACGTAGAAGAGTTTGTTACGACAAACATGAACGAGGCCCAAGCAAGCAAAACTGTGGCTTGGCATAACAGTTTGTATTCGGAAATTGTGTGGTTCTATCCGAACGGAACTGAGGTAGACTCATATGTGAGTTACAACTACCTCGAGGATCATTGGGCGGTAGGGACACTAGCGAGAACAGCCGTCACCAGTAGAGGCATTTTTGCGTACCCGATTTGCTTTGACTCAAGTGGAAATCCTTACGAGCAAGAAGTAGGCGGGACGTATGTAGAAAAAGATGGCACTACTAAAACTCCTTATGTCGAGTCAGGGCCGCTCCAGCTCGGCACAGGTGAAAGGGTTTTGTCTGCGACATCTTTGATCCCAGACGTTACGGCCTTGGGTGACATAACTACCACGTTTTACACACGAATGTATCCGACTGATAGCGATACGAGTCACGGGCCGTACTCAATGGCTCAACCGACAAGCGTTAGGTTTACAGGCCGGACAGTTCGCATGAGGTGTACGTCAAATTCTGCTAATGCCTGGAACGTTGGGATACCTCGGTTGCAGTTACGTCCAGGAGGTAGACGATGAGCACCTCGGGAGCGTCCGCATCGCGTCGGCTACGTTTACCGCCTCCTGCTCAAGCGTATGATTCGCGTTCAGAAATTGAACGCAATCGAGCACTTGAGTCAGCCGATCGCGCCAACTTAAAACGATTTGAAGACGTAGATCTAGCCAACAACGAACGATTGATTCTGGTAAGCGCTAACGGCACTCGTTACAGTTTAATAGTGTCAAATGCAGGGGTGCTTAGCACTTCTGCGGTATGATGTCGAACACGTTAGAAGGTTTTGATGAAGCGTGGACGAAAAGCACACCGTTTATTGAAAAAGCGTTAAAAGAAAACGGTGCAGAGTTTACTGTTGAAGATGTTTTGCGAGAAGTGCAGGATGAGCAAGCAATTTTTTATCCTGTCACAAATGGCGCAGCGATTTTTACGGTCGCGCAGTACCCGCAACGGCGATTGTTGCGAATATGGCTTTACGGTGGAAAAACAGATACGGGTCGAGCAAACCTAGATGTCATTATGGAAGCAGCAGATTACTTCGCAGAAAAACACGAATGTGATGGCGTTGAGCTGACAGGCAGGAAAGGTTGGGAGAAAGTTTTGCATCCTTACGGTTATAAATACAAAAGCGTTACGCTAAGCAAGGATTTAGGAGAGCACGGGAATGGCTAAGAACGACAATTCAATGGAAAACATGAGGCTAACAAACGTTAGTCAGCAGGATCCGTTAAGCCAAGCTCGAGAACTTCAGTTGTGGCAGCAAGCTCAAATGTATGCTGGGCAACGACCATTTAGTCAGCAATATGTCGGGCCAGATGGGACTTCAGCAGTGCCCGGCTTTACTGGTCTACAAAGTCAAGCACAAGACTATTTAGGGTCAGCAATTTTTGGCAATCAGTATTCGCCAGAAAACTTAGGGTTTACTGGGTATACGCGCCCTGAAGGTGTTGCTGGTTCTCCAAGTTTTGCATTTACGCAAAATCAAATCAATCCAAGCCAAGTCGATCCTTGGAATCCCGCACCTCCACCTGTTCCGACGACACCAGGTGCGCCACCACCAGTTGGGCCGTGGAACCCTCCGACACCACCACCGCCAGTGCCTGGTGGCCCTCCGGGCGGTGATCCTTCAGATCCTCCAGTAATCGGTGGACCGTATGTGCCCACCCCGCCGGGTGGTCCGACTGTTCCGCCTCCAACTACAGTCAAGCCGTCACCTGGTGACGTAAACGTAGGAATGGGTGGGGCACTTTATCGCGACCCGTCACTAGCAAAACCAACTGGTTTTTCTAGCGACCCTGCGACACTTGCTCGACAACAAGCACAGCAAGCACAGTTTATGGCAAGCTCACAGGTAAACCCTGTTACTGGTCAACGGGAAATGATAGGGGGGACCGCAGATGTTTTAGGAGGCGATAGGACGAGAACAGCAAGCCAAATGGCTGTGCCAACAGATCCAATGGCAGGAATTAAATACGCTGACTCTCGTTTTGGCTATGCAAAGGCACCCGCTGGACCAGATTTTATGCCCCAGCCGATGCCACAACCGTCACCAGACATAATGCCGCAGCCTGTCGGACCGTTAATGCCTGAGACGCCAATAGAGATAGCACCCCCACCCCCACCTGCACCGCCTATATCACAACCTTCTGAGGGTCAAGGATATTTACGACCTGGCGAAATGGGTACTAGCCCTACAGTAGGTTTAAATCCAATTCAGTTAAGCCAGATGGCTAACCGAAGGATGCTTGAAGAAGCTCAAGGTCCGATGGCGACCACTTCGTCGATTTTTGATGATCCGCGCACGGTTGAGGATTACATGAATCGGATCGGCGTAGATGCACAACGGGCACAAGCTCAAGATGATTACGAGCGCATTCAAAATCAAATACAAGCAACGCAAGCTGGAACTGGTGCGTTTGCTTCTACTAATGCTCGAGGCGAGCTTCAAAATGTTCAAGCTGGTAGTGATCACTTACGAAACTTGGCAGCTATAGAAGGCGCTGGGTATCGAGATGCTGCTGCGGCGATGCGAGAAGCTGCTGCGGCTCGTACCGATACGTCTCGTCTCAACGTTGACGCTGCAACAGAGTTTCGACGCCAACAAGCTGCGTTAGCTGATCAGTACGCAGATCTTGGGTTACGCGAACAAGGTGCAACGTTTGCTGCAGGAGATGTTGCTAGAGGCTTAGGGCAAGACCAACGCGACGTTCGAGTGCAACAAGCCGCTCAAGATTACGAACAGTGGTTACGAGGCCAGCAAGGTGGCGCAGAGGCGATGGCTCTGATGCGTGGAATGTTGCCAGGGGCTGGATATCAAACCTATGAGCGCAAGCCTAGCGTCTGGGGTCAAATCGGAGCCTTCGCGTTAAACGCAGCAAACACTGCCTCTAGATTCAAAAACCCGACTGCCTAATGTCTTACACTACTCCACAACAATGGCTTGCGATGCTGCGGAGCCATCCGAACCAGAGAGTTACCAGTTTTCGCGATAGTGGCCCGGGCGGGATCTTGGATGCTACGGGTGGTTTTGCTACGCGCTCGAGCGTTAATCCAAGTAGAGATTGGCGCACGATGTTGGCAGATTTTGAAACTATTAACAGCCTCAGACAGCCCCCTGGAGGTCCTCAAGCCCAACAACAGTTAACGGGACCGCGAAATGTGCGAGAAACGTTAGCGATGGCCCCAGGCAGTTTTGTAGCTGAGACAGAGGTTGAACCATTTGGTCCTTCGTTAGATCGTACCCCACCGATTATTCCGGATTACGATCCATCGATGATGGAAGGAATGTTCCCTGGTTCACGGGCAACAGACGCGAACGCAGCTATGATGAACCTTCAGTTACCTGAACAGATCGGAGCTGAAGATGGGCCGCAGGGATTTTTTAGCCGGATCTCTTCGTATTTCGGTGAGAATCCAGAAGTTTTAGGTGCGACCGCAGCCCGTATGTCGGAAGTAGCCAGCCAACCAGGTGCCTCATTTTTACAATCACTCAACGCGGGCATCGGAGCTGGAGTCCAGCAATCGGCTGTAAACAAAGCAGCCCAAACCGCTCAAGAGCGGTATGACAATCAATTGCAACTAGCAAGGCTAAATCAAGCAAATGAGGTTGCCGCTCGAGAAGCTGCGCTTCGTGCGATGTTTGAGAAATACGGCGTTGATGATGACATTCGAGCGCAATTGATAGGATCTGCTAGAGACGAAACAGCTTTTGCAGAAGTTATGGATATGTTTGAGCCAACTCCGGCAGCTTCAACGCCTGGAGGGCTTCAAGTGGCTGAGGCGCTAATAGCAACGGAGAAAAGAATTCGTGATCTAGAGGCTATCGATCCAGCGCAACGTACCACACAGGACGAAGAAGAACTGGCCGACGCCAAAGCTGCACTCCCGTACTTGGAACGTGCCCAGACACCGCTACCGTCAGGTCCAGCGCTTCCACCTAATGTGCGAGCAGAGGACACCATACATGATGTAGCGGAAGACATTTACGCTCATCACCGCCTAGGCACATACAGACCGAACATATCGCCAGTACCGCCAGAAGCGTATCGATATCAAGCTAGAATAGATCTACTACCAGAAGCTCTAAAAGTGCTAGACAACGATAAAGCTACTGAGTTAGGCGCTTGGAATAGTGGTGGTAGCACAGCCCATCGAGTGAAACTCGAAAAGTTTGATGAGCTGATCAATTATCTTTCCCAAGACCCTGAAGAACAAGAAGTAACAGGTGCAATGCTTCAACTTTTCAGAGAAATTGTTGGAGAAACTGTGTTTGCAGGAGTAGAAGTAGACGCAGTTGATGCTCGTAACTTGGTTGAAAGCATTGTTTTTGAAACGTTGCGCGAAACACTTGGCCCAGCGTTTACTCAAGCAGAAGGTGAAAATTTAGTTGCGGCCTCGTATAACCCTGCATTGCCACCCGCAACCAACCTTCGGCGCATACGGAAACTGCAAAGCGCTGCGCTAGAGAGTGGTCAACTAAAAGACGCTGAGTCTCGTTATCTGCGAGAATATGAAACTATGGGTGGATACCATGATTATATGTCAGGGGCGTTCTCTCATGCCCAACCTGACCCAGCCGATGCTCAATTGTACGAACGTTTTGTTATTCGACCAGGCGAATCATCTGCATTGCTTGCAGACTTGATTGATCCTAGCGATTACACAGGCTTGTCAGATGAAGCCCGTACACAGGCTATTAACGCCGACGTAGCAGCATTAGGTCCGCGAAACGTCATATCACTAGCAGAGCGTTTGAGAGCCGAAGGGATGTCTCCAAGCGATCCACTAATGTCAGCGTTGTTAGCTGAAATAAATCGAGGAAGATTTTAATGCCTCATAACGCTTTTCATGCTACGCCTGGCTTGCTGTCCCCACCTCGCCCAGCTCAACAAGCTGCCTCGGTTGACGATGACGATTATTGGGCAGATGTCTTGTCCAATGCTGGCCCTTCAACAGTACAATTGCTTAAAGATTTGATTCAACCGTTTGTGCATCCGATTGAAACGTTTGAGGGTCTAAAGAGTTTAGCTACTGACGCAGAAACTCAAGCAGCAGTGGGCGAATATCTAAGTGATCAATATGGTAGCATAGACGCTATTCAAGCATCGTTCCGGGAAAATCCAGTTGGAGTGGCATCAGACGTTCTTGGAATGATTTCACTGGTTTCGCCCGCTGCTGGGTTTGGTGCTGCCAGGTTAACGGGTAAAGCAGCAACAATGGCGGGTAAGGTAGCTGATATCTCACGCACGGTCGGAAAACTGGATCCAGCCTTTCAAGCGGTAAATTTGCCCGTCCAAGGTGTTCGATTGCCTTTTTCGAATTTGCAAACGCCAAACATCCGTTCTGCGTTACCAGCAATAACTGGAGTAACCACGGGTGTCGGAACGGGCACCGCTGCTCGAGCGTTAGAAACTGGTTTAGAGGGAGGCGCTCGAGGGACAGCGTTCAGGACGGGCATAAGAGGAAGTTCAGACGTTACTGACTTGGTCAATCGGTTGAGAAGTGAGTTAGATAGGATTGGATCTCGCCGTCGCGCAAAATACAAGCAACAAAAATCTCAACTAGCAAACAGCGTAGTAGATCCCTCTGAAATACGAAACGTAATAGACAATCTCCGGGCCGAACGGTTAGCAGGAGGAGGTCCAGACGCTGGAGACAAGATCCTTGCTCGGTTAAAGCAAATTGAAGATTTGCTTGACGATCGAGTTGCTCGAGGCGACAACACTGTAGTTGGGATGGACACGTTAAAGCAAAACATTCGCGACTTGTCTTCTAGAAACATGGGTGAAATAGATCCAGCTTCAGCAATTACGATGCGGATTGCGGATTCTATTGGCGAAGAAATTGGCAAAGTTGATGCTCGTTATATCGAAATGATGAAAGATTACGAGCTGGCTAAGGCGTTAGAGACTGAACTGCGAACAGCATTTGCATCCAGAAACAATAATGTTGCCCAACAAGCGATGAAACGCTTAATGCAAGCGACCCGTGAGAACGTAAACTCAGACATGGGTGGCTTAGCGGATATGTTAGAAGGCATCGACCCGTTGTTACTAGATGAAGTGTCTGGTCGGGCAATGAATCCTCTTGCTCCCGTAGGTATACAGCGGACAGTAGCGGGTGGATTATTCGGAGGCGCACTTGGTTACGATCCGGGACGCTTGCCAAGGATGCTTCCATCAATGGCGATGACAAGCCCACGGTTAGTAGGCGAAACATTGCACGGTATAGGAAGGACTACAAGTGCTGTTGCGCCTGTCGTACCAGCGGGCATTCGGGCAGCACGGCAAGCAGGGATTGCATCGCAAATTCCGTACGCTCCAGGGCAAAACCCAAGGCAAGAGCAAGGGCTGACTCGACAGCCAATAATGCCAGGGGGACCAACAAGCGGCGCGACATATGACGATCTTGTAGTATCACCAGAGCTTCAAGATCTGTTGGAAGAATGGAAGCGTTCTAACTCAGACGTTAGAAGAAGATGATATTTGAGATCCTCGCTGACGAGAAAGGCAAACTGTCAGCTGCTCGAGTCTTGCTTACCGCTTCGTTGGCGTTTACAGCCGTTCTAATCATCTTTGACGCTATCCTGTGGGCAACGGTGCCGAATGCTGCCTACGCGCTGTTAGGGACGATTTTTACGGGCTTGCTCGGATGGACAGCTGGTCCTCGGATCGCTCAGTATTTTGGGCCACAGCTCGGCTCAATAGCGTCAGGTATTGGTGCATCCCTGCAACGCGAACCGCAACGTCCTACCACGTTGGACAACAGCCCAGACTTTTATGATCACGAAAGATGAGTGGATCAAAACTTGTGGCACGGCTCTATACAAAAAAAGATGTACGAACTTCCACCCACTTGAGATTGCTGACGTTGGACGCCAGGCCGTAGCGTATGCCGCTGATCGCAACGATCGGCCCCGCTGGGAATCGTTTCTAAAGGCTCCTAAGCCTGAACTGCTAGACAACATCTTACAACTAGCAGAGTTGTTGTCGGAATTTCGTGCCGCTGAACCTGTTGGGTCGGTTTTGGTAAATTCGTGGTATCGAGATTCGCTTTACAATTACACCATTGGTGGTGCTACCCATTCGATGCATATGACAGGTGGCGCAGCAGATATCGTTAAAACTGGTTGGACGACGCATGAGGTTGCCACCTGGTTTGAGCAACACAAAAACGCTGACGATCTAGGGGTCGGTCGATACAAGACGTTTACTCACGTTGACATTCGAGGTCGTTTGGGGCGAAAAGCTCCAGCGCGTTGGGGTTCTAGTGAGTAAGGCTGGGTTGAGCAAAAACAGCACACTGCCGGCAGTGTCTGTTGGCTTTGCGATTTCAATTTTAATTGCTACCTGGGTGGCTGGCACCAGATTTGAACGGATGGACAGGGCCGACACTCAAGCTATGGTAGAAATACAAGACTTAGGCGACAGGCAACGTCGATACATCGGGACAACGGGGATTCTCACGAAACGTCTCGAGGAGATTGATCAGCGCCTCGCTAAGCTCGAAACACAGCTCGCCTTACTGGAACAGCAACTTGAATCCTACATTCAAGGGCGTAGTCCATGATCTATTCGTTGTTCTATGAAACAAAAGAACGCATCCCTGGGTGGTCGATTGGAGTAATCTTAGCACTGTTGGCGGTTGCTCTTTTATTTCAAAGTGCAACACAATCAAGCTACTGGCGCGGTGTTGCTGATGACGCATCTAACCGTCTCGAGGAGCAACAACTTGTAGTCGATTCAATTGAGAACGTAGCTGACTCGTTAGCAATCCAGCTGGATCTTGCCAACGTTCGTGTCGTTGAACAACGCGAAATAGCTGAATTAGAAGTTGCCAGGCTAACGTTGATCCAGCACACAGCTCAAATACGATCGGAACAATTAAGTGTTTCGTTACGCGCCAGCCTGGACTCTGCTCAAGCAAAAGAGCTAGACGCTGTCGTGGAAAGTTACGAACAGCAAATCGACGCATTAGAATCGATGCTTGAGGTTGAGAGAGAGCTGACCGCCGCTGAACGCCTTAGAGCGACTGAGGCGACGGCTTTAGCGGTAAGTCTGCAAGCAGTTGTCGTTGAGCACGAAGCTGCAGCTCAGATAATGGCAACAGAGATTGAAGCTCTTCGATCGGCAATTAAGCCAAGCCTGGGCTTGAGAATTAAAGCTGATTGGTGGCTGGCTGCTGTTGGGTTTGTCGCTGGTGTTGCTCTAAGTAAATGAGTCCTCGAGCAATACCTTGGACCGCCGAAGAAGACGAGTTCATTCGTAAGGCAGCGAAACAAGGGTTAAAAAACCGACAAATCGTCAAGCTCTTTGAACGGCAATTTGGAACAACGCGAACAAAGTTTGCAATCAGAAAACGGCGAGCAAATTTGTACGAACCGCCAGAAGATATTGAGCCAGAGTTATCGGATTACAGCAACTACCCAGGCGAGATTGACGAAGCAATTGATCTGAAATTCGTAGACGATGTCGGGTACGTTTCGGTGGCCGCTTCTGCAACGGTTAAAAATCCAGAAGAGTTGTTTGCAAAAACGGACCTAGACCCCGAGGTCTGGGAAATTGTAGACAAGTCGCCTGTGCGGAAGTGGGATGTCCCAATGAAGATTAATGACAAGCCCATTGTCGTGCCCTGCTACTATGTCGCTATCAAGGTGCAGAAAAAATGGGAACACTCGAGCTTGCCACAACCAATTGTGGTAGAGGTCGAAGTCCCGAAAACAAAAACTGGCGTGAGGTCAAAAGACACGTTTACCTCAGTCCATTATTCCGACATCCATTTTCCGCATCACGACCCAACCACCTTAAACGTGTTGTACGACATTCTGTCCCAGCTCGAGCACGAAGGTGGCGTAGATTTAGTCGTTGATCACGGCGACTTGCTGGACGCAGAACAGCTCAGCCGTTGGCCGAAAGACCCGCACAAACGGACATCTTTGCGCGATGAACTGTTAATGGCGGCGAAGCATTGTGGAATTGTTAATGCTTTAACTCCGGACGCTGAGCACTGGTTTTTGGCTGGCAACCATGAAGCTCGGATTACAAAAACGATTTGGGCTCTTTGCGAATCACGCTCAGCTGGCGAATTGTTGACGTTGCCAGAGGTAACTGAGACGATGCAGATCCAAAACTTGTTAGGGCTGACTAAGTCGGGTTGGGAGTACACGCCCTACCCCAAGCATCGAATTCTTTTTGACAAGCTCGTTCTCTGTCATGGCGAGACAGCGAAGAAACACAGCGGTGCATCTGAGCGAGCTGAATACGAGCGGTACGGCAAGGGAGGCGCAAGCGGACACACGCATCGTGTAGGCCACTACTCGCTCCGGAATGCTCACGGCACCCATTCCTGGTGGGGCATGGGCATGATGGGAAAAGTCCGGGACGATTACACTAGCTTCCCAAATTGGAGCCAAGGATTTTTGGTGATAACGTGGAGCGAAGACCGAAGCGAATATCACGTTGAACGAGTTCGCATCTTTGACGGCGTCGGATACTTTCGGGGCCATCGATATGATGGAAATGAAAAAGACGCTAAACGCAGCAGTTAGGACCGCACACGAAGCGTCTCTCTCTTTCGGGGCAGACCCACGGGACAGGCTCTTTGCCTACCCTCTCACAGAGACTTGTGCTAGGCAACGATGAGCGTTTCGTCCGGCAACCCCTAGCGCCTACTGCTTCCGACTACTCGCTTCCTGTCCTGCGTTGTTGCCTACGCAAAGATACATGAGGTAGCTACAAAAAAAAGTGGCCCCAACCTTCGGGACCACCTCTTTCCGTTTGGCTCTTATCGTCGTCGCTCAAACCACCATTCAAGAACTAAGGCGATAATCAAAAACGTGTACAGCACACCACCGACTGCAAGCACAAACGTCAAATCGTCGTATGGCATCAGCCCTCCTCCTGAGATCGCCAAGATTCTCGCCTTTCTGGGTCTGCTTTCAGTAACTGGACGCGAGTAATCAGATCAGTCGTTTCTGTCCGAACGTCAAAGGGAAAGTCTAGATCTCCCTGCTCTTCAGCCTCTCGTAACACTTGTAGCACCTGAATCATGTGATCGCGGTTTCTTACATAGACGCTGACCGTGTGACGATGTGTCATTATTTTTCCCTCGCAGCAGGATGTCGCATAAGCCGATTTTTACGAAAAAGAGCAGCTTGGCGATGCTCAAGCTCTTTGTCGGCAGACTCAAGAATCTCACGAATTTGGGTAACGTTCTCAGGAGACTTACCGCCAATATGCCACTCCTTCATGTCCCAGACACGCAAACCGTTCGCACCTAAATAGTTCTCACCGTCTTTCCAGTTGTAGATAAAAACAACGTGCGTGTGGCCGTCTTCCTCTTGAACCTCGACGCACCACTCAACGTCTGTTTTGTACCC